GCCACTCCGGCTCACACCCGTTGTCAGCTAACCAGGCCAGTTCCAATTCCAGAGGGAAATTGTCGGTTGCATTCGACAAATCCATGGAAACTGAAGGCTTGCCTTCGGCCAACTTCCGTTGGAAAAACGCAATACCCGCATCTTGGTCATAGGTGAAATCGTTGGGAACCCTTTTCAGGGCGCCAAAGAGTTTTCGACCCAGGGGACCAGTCAACGACTGGTATACACGGCCTGGATTCGCAGCAAACCGGAGTTTCATCCCCGGTTCTGGAATCAAGGCGAGGACGCCCATTAACGGCATCTGTTCAGGATGCGTTTCTGGGCCTGATCGCTGATCCTCTTCGATGATCATCTCAATCCACTCTTTCGAGTAGCGAGAGATGCCTTCGAGAGTAGGAGCTATCATGCTCCAACGACTGCTCGTCCAGTACGGTCGAGCTATGAGGTACTCTGCAGACGACACCACAGCCTCCCTTTCGGGATACGTGCGGAAGTCGTGCGGTGCGCGTCGTGTCTCACTAAAACGATACTTCACCAAAGGGTCACCTGACAGCTTTCCAACTGTCACGTTCACCTTAAGAGGTGTAGTATACATTCTTTTGAGCCCATCGACCATCGCCTCAACTTCTGGTTCTTGTCGCATGATTGCGCTGCGCATTTTGCTAATCTGCGCAGGGGTCGCTTTCACGTCAGGATCGAGGAACATGATTCCGGTGTAAACCATCATCGCGTTCCAAGCCACCCAGAAGTTTGACTTAGACATCCGAAACAAGACCCCGAAGGGACCTGTTGGGACACCACGGCGGACTCTCACCCAACTCTTTCCCTTGTCACCAAGAGAAGGGCTAGGAGAGGCGGAGAGACCTGCAAAGTGACGGGCTAAAGACACTTTCATGTCTTTAATCCTGTCGACGGTGTACTGTTCGCCATTGCACAAGATCCATTTCTGGACCTCGTGGGCAATTTGAGTACTTTGAGTCGGGGTCAATCCGACTGCGATCAACCTCTTTTGAGCTTCTGTTTGGCTAAATGCCATACAGGTCCTCCTTACGGATACCCTGACAGAAACTTCTTTCGAAGCCCGGGCGACCAGCCCAGTTGCGATCTGCCCTCACGGGC